TGTCCCTGTCCATATGGAAGTCCTGAAATATACTTAGCGCCTTGCGCTGGTCCACCATCTGTGCGCTGTGATAGCGCACCTGGTCCTGACATTGGCGCAGGATTCTCTGGCTTACGGTATCCGCCTTGCTGTGCCATTAGTCGTCATCCTCATCATCATACGGAATACTGTCAATTTTGTTTGGCAAGTCTGGAATAATCCAATCTGGATATGAATTCCTATCTTGAATCATTGTGATAGCAATACCTTCAGAAAAACCTGCAACGCGTAATGCTTTATAATATTCATTTACAGCAATACAGTATTTTTCTAATGGGCTGTAATCATCATTAAGTACTGTTGTGACTTTTGTTCTACGTACTGGCTTCTTGCGTGCTGCCATGATTGCCCCCTTAGATTACTCGTTGCTGTCTAACTTGTGCTGAACCTGTTGCTTCACCACTTGAACTCAAGCGGCTAAGCAACATCTGCAAATCTGGTCGTGCTTCTGGAGAAGCGCCTCCTACTGGAGCGCCAGGAGCAGAGGGGACGGGTTGCTCAACTGCAGCCCCAGCAGGAGGATTCTCGGGTGTAAACACTTCCTCAATAACATCCTCAATAGACTTGCCTTCTTTACGTCCCTTAATTGCCATAGCAATCTTTTGAATGATAGGCAGTGGGTCTTGTCCCTGAGTTGCTAACTGCGGAATTGTTTGTGTATATGCTTGCAGTGAACCAATGAGAGCCTTACGAAGTTTCTCAACTTCAATCTTCTCTTGTTCCTGTGTGACGTTAATGCCAAACGGCATTTCTCGCTGAGCCAAGTCAACTGAAATTAGGTCGCCACCCAAAGCCTGCAACATAAAAATAAGTCCCTGTGCTGGATTAAGCCCAGCCAACATGCCATAGCGAACATCTGCAGAGTAGTCACCCTTAATGTCCTTAGATGGTAGGTACTCAATTGCATATGGAGAACCAGCATCTACGCCACGAACTGTCTTTTTAATATCAAATACAACTTCGTCAACCTCAAAACAGGTTGAGATAACATTCTTAAGTGCTGAAGCAAAGATAGCCTGAGCAGATTTAACTTGCGTATCAAAGCCACCCATAAGTGCTTGAACGCCTTGTCCCGTAATAATTGAAGCATCTACGTTACCAGTACGTGATTCTGGATAGCGTGTGCCTGTGCGCAATTCTTGCTGCAATACTTGCTGTTCGCTAAATGCGCCAGCAGGAATAGGAAGTTCGACACGGCGAACTCCAGCAGGATTGTTTGTGCGAATAACACCATCGCCACCAAACTCAAACTCCTGTACATCCGAAGGCAAGACGATAGGTGACTGAACTGACTTCTCCGCTGCTTCCATTGCAAGTAATGCAAAACGATTGCGAAGCAACTGAATACCGAGTACGTCATCAAACTGTCCACGCATCTCGCCATCAACAGATGGACGACGTGCAATGTGGACTAGCATCTTCTTGACTGGGTTTTCCGCAACAGATACTGCGTAGTTTCCACGCTCTGGAATATAAATTACAGATTGTTCTTTGTCGTAGTATCTAATGACAGTTAGGTAGCCATTCATATCCTGGTCATAACCATCATCACCAAGAATGCCATCTTCGTGCTCAGGGAACTGAGCAACAAGTTCGGCTACTGTCATGCGGTATTTCTTAGCAAAAGCAATGCAGCGTCCATAGCGGTCATACTCTGGGTAAGCACCTACAGGGTTTTCTATGCGGATACGCGGCAGTTTTGCCTCTTCGTCGAATTCTACAATGAATGGGACGAAACCAAATGTGATGTACCAATCTGCACCAGTATACATCTGCACTTGCAAGTCTGAATTAATAAAGTAGTTAGAAGCAATACGGGTACGCTTATCAGCAAACCTACGTGACTTATCCTCTACTTGGTTAATTGCAGAACAGTTAATAGCAGGAAGCGGAGCCATTACCTCAGAGAGGTCGCGTGCAACAATGTCAATAAAGTTTGCAACTACGTTAGCGTCTACGCCTTCAGGAAAAAAGTCAGGATAGACGCTAGCAATCTGACCACGACGTACCGCTAGAACATCTTCATGTCTTCCATCGCGCTCACGGGCGCGGTGCTTAAGCGACTCAACACGCGCCGCAATCTGCTTAACTGATAACATTATTGTCCTAACGGTTAATTAAAAAAAATTACTTAGATTTTTTGCTAGCCTTAAATGCTCTAGCGTCTTTTAGTTTACCTTTTGAAATTTGCGATACTGGCATCTTTGATGCGCCTCTTGCAACACTATCAATATAACGAACTTCATCTTTTACTGGGTCATATTTATTTGGCTTTTGTCTAGCAGCAGGCTTTACACGAACAGCAGACTTAGGCTCTGCAAGTGGCTTAGATTTTTTTGCATTCTTTAATGCTTCTTTAACAGACTTGGCGCTTTTCTTTGCAGCAGCCTTTTTAGCATCAGCACGCATTGAAGATTCAACATAGTTACGAGCAGCATACTTACCAGTAGTTGCATTAACTACTGCCTTGCCTACTAACCTAGCCGCTGCCTTGCCAATTCCAGCAAGAGGCACTTCTTGCTTTTTCATCTTCATTTTGCCAGAGTTAATAGCAGCAGTAGGATTTTTAGCAATTTTTGCAAGTCTTTTAATTTTAGCAATTTCTGCTTTAGTTAATTTCTTAGACATGTTAATTCCTATCCATAGTTTTCTCGCCATTGCTCTTGGAATGCATCATCAAGATTAACGGACTGTCGCTTTTTAAGTTGAGCCCTAGTAGCCCAACGGTTTTCTTTATATCGGTTCGTAAATGAAGCCGCTTGCATTAATTCCTTTGCACGCAAAACGGCAAACCATAGCGCCATAACACAGTCGGTCTTACCGCGTGTGTTTGGTTTCCATGTCATCAACTGCTGTAGCAAGGCTTTCATGCCTTCGGAACCTTCAGTGGATGGGAACTCTATTGAGTTGTTATTCTGGAACTTTCCTTCACGCAGCGTTCCAAAGAACGCGGACATAGAAGCAACGCCCAAGTTTGTGTCCCACTTGTTCTTACCAGTAAAGTGTGGCTTTAAAGTACAGCCATACTGGGCAAGCCATTGAATCAAATCATCATCTAGGGCGTAGCCCTTCTGGTGTGCGTTAATCTCAACACGGAATTCATTAGGTCGGTACTTCTCGACCAAGTCTTCAATCGTGTCACGAATCTTTTGTGGCGTAGGCTCAAGCATATTTATACAGTCAAGCACATATATACGACCATCTGCTGCGTTGTAGTTAATAACTACGAATGCAGAGTTACCTGTCATAGCAGGGTCAAAGCCAATGATGGTATAACCGCGCACTTGAGTTGGATGCCCAGGCTTATCAGGGTCTAGCACCCCACGCTTACGCATGCCGTTAATGCAGCCCTGCACCAAAGGTGCCGAGAAGATTGCATCTTCAGTTATATCTTCTTGCTGATATACCAGCGCCCAGGTAGAGGCAGTTACCTCACCACGCCGCTTAGATAAAGCCCGCCCGTCCCACTTAGGATATAACCCATCTTCATCTGGTTCATCTTCATCCCCGTCCCAAGGAATATCAGACTTAGCCCAGAGCGTCTCCCAATCATCAGGGGTCTCGCCATAATTCAATACTGCTGGCATACCCATATAGGTAAATGGGCACTTTCCGTTAGACCAGTACTTAGGGTCACGTAGTTCTTTATAAAAGTCAGTTGCTGCAATACGAGTACCTACGATAAGCAACTTACCGTTCTTGCCCAGACGAGTAATAACTTCCTTCTGGAGCCAGTTAATCTGCTTCTCGTACTCATGGGCGTTAGCCGTAGTAATGCAGTCGTCAAGAATAATCAGGTCAGCACGTGCGCCGTAAATCTGACCACCCATACCAAGGGCTTGGATAGTTGGGTCCTTCTCGGACGAATCACGCGCATCGCCCCCAAGATAGACGGTGTCAACCTTCCAGGTATCTGCATCTGCTTTCCAACCGCCTTCTGGACCAAATGCGTTCTGCATCTTGGCGTAGCGGGGATGGGACAACCTGTTCTTTATGGAATACACGAACTCGCGTGCTTTATTCAACGTCTTAGAGACCACTATGATGCGGACGTTAGGGTTGAGGGCGATACGGTAGGTCGAATAGTTCACCGTGATGACGGTGGACTTGGCATGCTCAGGCGGTACATTGATGAGCATACGAGTAGCGTCCCCAGGCTCATAGGTCATAGCAGGGTGGAGCCAGGAAGGGTCGCGCCCCTCTAGTAGGTCAATCCAGTCCTGATGGTGTGGAAACACCTTAGACCCCAAGAACATCTCCGAGAACTGGCTGAACTGGATTTCCTCCTTGGGAATCCCCAGCGCCTTGATGGAGTTGGTCTTAGCCTCTTCCTTAGCCTGCTCTAAACGGCGGGCAAAATCTGGGTCCCGCATAATCCAGATGCGGGCAGTATCGGGCTTCTTGCCCATCTTGGTCATGGCGTTAGGCAGGGACATCCCCTCGGCTACGAGGTCAAGCACTTTCTGCTTATCCTCATTTGCCCTAGCACGCTTTGGGTTCTCAGCCCCCTTTTCGAATGTCATCTAGCCCCCTAGATATTGTTAGTAGCGGATACCAGATTCGAACTGGTGACCTTCGGATTATGAGCCCGTCGCGCTTCCACTGCGCCAATCCGCATCGAGCATACCCCCAGGAAAAATTGACAGAATTCACCTGCCTTGTAGCAGTATATTACAGA